ATAGTTTTTCCATTGATAATTAAGTTATCCAATTCAGTTTCTATTGTACCGTCAAAGTGTCCATGAATAGAGTCATACTTAAAAAGATGAGCTCTAACACTAGCAGTTGTTCTTGCATTGATAGCTACAATGTTATACTTTGAATCATTAATAAGTTTACGAATTAAATTCCTACCGATCCTACCAAAACCATTAAATGCTATATTGATCTTCTTATCAACCATCACTCACCTTTCATACAAAGTTTGGGCCCACCGTCCAACATACTATTGAATAACGAGTACCTTTTGTTACAGGTGTAACCCTGTGCCAATCTCTACTATCAAAAACAATAACTGTACCAACTGATTTAATATCTCTTTCTATGTCATGGTCTTTATCGTCATAAGGTTTATCACCATGATAAAATTGTAACAAACCACCTTCATATTCACTATCATCTGTTAATGAAAAGGTTAAAGACAACTTTCTACATTCTGTTGACAAGTCTTGTGAAGATGAATCTTGATGCCAATCATAATGCCCACCATCCCGATAACGTGCAAACTGAATAGCTTGAAAGTAGTCTAATTTATATTTGAAATACTCTTTGTTAGCTTGTCTGATAAAACCCCAAACTAATTCATTCATCAGGTTTTCTTTATCAGTAATAAAACTAACAGCAGTCTTTCTCATTTCATGGTCTTTTCTTGACCTTTCCTCTATATCTTCTTCACCCGAATCAGAATATCCTTCATTTATAACAGATGCATCTTCAAAATTAGAATTCTTCAAACAGTACTTTAATAATCTTTTACATTCTTTCTTGGGTATTGCTCTTGGAAATATATAAAACGCCATCTCATTCACCCTTCCATCTTATTTCAAGTTTATCTTTATGTATATTAAAAAACTGATTCATTTCAGTAAACCAATAATTTCTATACTTAGCACCGTATGGTAAATTTGCTGATAGATTGCTATGGACATAAGGATCATATGAATTTCTATCAAATAAAACATATGTGCCTTTTCTTGTAATCTTTATAAACAATATCCATAAATCTTTTTCATGTGTTACATCATGTTCAACCTGTGCTATCCACTCATCTAATTTTGCTATTGTAGATTTTGCTAACAATGAATGAAATGGAAAATCTGCATAATTCTTACATTCTGCTAAGAAGTATGGATAATTTGTTGGCGGAACAATATCACCTCTTGCCAACTTGATTTGTTCTTCCGACAGATAATCTTTTCTATACTCATTCTTTCCACCAACATAAGCTCCACTATTAGGAACTCTAATAAAAGATTGTCTATATAAATCAGAAAGAAAATTACAAACATCTCTTTCCCAACTCTTACCTTTTGTCTTTGATTTACTTGTCATATATGAAAACCATCATCATCGTCATATTCATCATCTTCATCAACATCCCTGATATATACAGGTGCTGAACAAAAAGGACAAAATCTTGGAGTCATGTCTGGTGTTTCACATTCCATAGCAAATGAATGTCCACACTCAGCACAACCAAATCTTTTTACAATCTCATCTTCATCTAAATCCATATTAGCTCCTATTTAATATCTATACACTTTCTCAATCTTATAAATAACGGTATAAGGGGAAATTACGAGTTTCCCCAAATACCTAAACACAATAACCTATAAGGGAGGCTATCATGTCTAAAAATACTTATAAAACCAAAAATTACCGAAAAATCTGGTCTAATAATAATGGGCCTATTCCAGAAGGTTGTGAAATCCATCATATAGACGGAAATCACAACAACAATCATATATCCAATTTACAATGTGTAACCCTTCAAGAACATTTTGATATACACATATCACAAGGTGATTTTCATGCAGCTGCACTAATAGCACATAGAATGAAATTACCTAAAGATTATATATCTAAATTACAAACTGGCACTAAAAGGCCAGGTATTGGCGGCAGACCTAAAGGATCACCAGCTTGGAATAAAAACATTCCTAATCCATCTGCAAAAAAAAGAATGTTACACAATAATCCAATGAAAGACCCAAAAATTGTTGAAAAGGTATTAAAAACTAAAAAATTAAATAATAGCAACAGTAATATAACAAGATATAAACATCTTAAAGTTGAATATGCTAAAAGTCCAAAAGTATGTCCTGCCTGTAATACAATAATGTCCTATGAAAGACGCCATAGGACATTCTGTAATAAATCTTGTTCAGCAGTTTATAACAATACTCATAGAATACTTAAAAAATCTACTATGTAATATCAACAATTTCGCATTTATCTCCCGTGCAGGCGTAAGATTGTGAGCCTCTTGTATTATCTTCTACCTCATATATAGACAACTCATTCCAGTCAATATCTTTAGGAAACTTTGCTACCATAGCATTATATTCCTCTTCATTACATTCCTGATAAGGAGCTTGTTTGTAAGAGTGATCCGAATAAGGTAAAAAAGAGATTCCAGAAATCATATCAAAATTTTTGAATACCCACGCACCAACCTCAATCCACTCCTCTTCCTTGACGGTTATGGTAACAGAAGGTTTGTGTTCACACCAATGTTCCTGATATAATTTCCAGAACTCTAATTGTTCTATAGCTGTTTTATCATTTCTACAAATTGCATTTTCAGATGTCTTAATAGGAAATGAAAATACCCATGTATGTTCTGGTTTTGTTACATCTGACTCATGTGGAATTCCTTTCTCTACTAGGAATTGACACAATGGGTCTTTCTTATCACCTCTTACAGTTCTAATATAAAATGGTGAATGTCTTGCATGAATACCAGAAGCTGCATCAACTAATTGTGATACAGTTCCAGAAGGTTTAACACAAGTAATAGCTGCAGACGGATTGATACCTAACTGCTTTGCAACTTTCTTATTTGTTTCAATTGCAATATTTTTTAGATAATTTAAAGTTTCAGATAGTGGAAAATCTTCTACCACTTCATTTCCGTTAGTATACTTATTATCCATAATACCAGTTAATGATACACCTAGTAATGCTTCCTCTTCACAATTTGTTTTCCACTCTTTTGACAAGTATCGGAAATCTGTTAGTGTTGCTTGCCATGTACCAAGTATAGCTGCAAGACGAACTTTTTCAGCTAATGTTGCTGGTGTATCTTCTGGACGTACAACAACCTCTGTCAAGTTACAAAACTCTTTATCCCTCAATATAATTTCGGAACAAGGATTAGTACCAAAATTATGATTACTATCTCTACGATCACCAAGTTTTTCGACTTGTTTCTTTGCAGCCACTCTATTAAATATTCCACGTTCACCTGACTTGGATGCAATCAATGCCATCCACTCCTTTAAAAAAATACCCACATCTGGTTTTTCTGTATATGATACAGAGTTATTAGACAAGGCACGTTGAGTATTATCCAACCACCATTGTCCTGTTTTAGCATTTCTCATTCGTTCATCTGTAAGATTAGACAACGAAATCAAAGCAGACCTACGAACACCACCAACCACAACTATCTCTGCAATCTTACACATCAAGTCATGGCACTCAATAGAAGATAGTTTTCTACCTTTAGCACTTTGGAAAATCTCTACTGTAAAACGAAAAAGATTATCCAATGGTTCTTTACCAGACGAACGCCCACCAAATGTTTTAAGTCTTTCTCCAGCTGGTCTTACTTTTGACATATCCCATTTAGCAATCTGTCCAGCATATAACATCTGTATTAATTCTTTATATGCTTTAGCCCAACCAATCTTTGAGTCAGCCACAACAATAGTTGTATCTGTGTCAAATAACTCATCGGGTACTTCTGGTAGTTTTTCAACTTCCCTTCGTTCTACTGAAAAGCCAACACCAGTTCCACACATAAGAATAAATAAACACTCATCAAATGCTCTAGGTTTATTTACTGCAAGATAAGCACAATTATATCCTGCTACATTATCTCTTTCTAACGCTTCACCAGCAGTCATCAATGACCTCATTGATGGCATGATTTCCATGTTTACTACTGCTTTTTCTAATTCTTTTCGTTGACTTTTAATTCCTTTATGACTTTCCAAGTGTTTCTCAAAAAAATCAAAATATCTTTTTACTGTTTCATCCCACGTTTCTCTTCGGTTTTCATTTTCAAGCCATCGGGCATAACGACTTTTGTGTATAAACTGCTGGTATATATCCATTTATTTTAATTTCTCCTTTAATTCTTTCCATTCACGTTTACCTAACCCAAATTCCAAATCTTCTGACTTACTAAGCATATCTACATAACTTGACAATGAATTACAATATCCATCATAACCACTATAAGTTTGTACATCTGCATATGTATCAAACATATATTTTAACACATTCATCTCCATCCTACTAAACGACTTACTTTCTAAACTATAATCTTCAAATGCCTCGGTTGCGATAGGGAAATGAGGTTTCACTAGTTCGTACATTGGCTTTGCATAATCTTGTATTTCCTGTTGAGCATGACTATCCATTCGCAACCTACAAAAATGAAAAAAGTTGTGAAGATCAATTTTCCAGTAACACTCCGTATAGTTTGATACTGGTAAAACTATTCTTGACAACTCTCTTGATAAACCTATCTGTCCCATATACCCATCACCAACCAATAATTTATACGCAATCTCAGCCTTTGTTGTAATATCTGATATTATTGTTTTATATTTCTTTTTCCATCCTTCAGAGAGTTCTCCATCCCTGCCTTGTTTATTAGTTTGTGATTGAGGTTGAATATACTCTACTTCTGGAATGTAACAATCATCCGACATTACAGAATATCTGCCAGAGTACTCATTAATTTTTGCGGTTCGATGTCTCACCAATTGTCGCATAACAAAAATAGGAAGTTTCAAATGAAACTTTACTGAAGCCATTTCAAGTGGGCTAGTGTGTTTATGTCTCAAAAGATAACGAATCAAATTACGATTATCAGACACCGCCCGCGTTCCCTTCCCATAGGAAACCCGAGCAGCATCAGCGATGTCACCATCACTACCCATGATATCAACTAGTCTAACAAACCCATGTTGATGTACCTTTGTCTCCTTTATCTCCATAATCAATGTCCTCTCCAAATAATGCTATCTTAATATCTTTGTAGGTTTTCCTTCTTTCTATTAATAAGGGATTGTGTGTATCTTTATAATACTCTATCATTTCATCCAAATACTCTTTTACTTCCAAGCAATCTTCTGCTGGTGTACGATTTAACATGACAGCCTCCTAACATTTTCTCCATTGAGAAAGTATGAAATCTGCTTGCAAACCAGAATATGTATTAGTATCTATAACACCCTTAATCTCTTCTGCGGTCATTCCATTTAGAATCATGTCATTGATATCTTTGCCATTTACACCTTCCGGCCATATACAAACACTATAACCATTAGTAATAAATTTCTGTAACGAATGTACAATCTCCTTATTTCTTTTTTCATTATCAAGCACTATAATAGTATCAAGATCAAAAACATTAAACTTAACTCCCGCCATTGCCATACAATTAGGTAGGAATAAACTATCTAGTGGCCCCTCCACACAATATTTTTTATGTCTATTGTTAATTCTTTCTTGACCATAGATTAAATCTTGTACTCCTTTCAATTTTATTGTGATATACTTACACAAATCTTTGGGATCAAAAGACCTTCCTTGAAAGCCAATAATATCATTATTACCGTCAAAGAAGGGTATAACAAGTCTAGGGGTATCACCTTTAAGAGTTGAAAATTTATCTGGCACAACTCTATTAGTCCACTTCCTAAACTCTGTACAAAAGTACAGCTTGCCGAAATATTTTTCTGGTATTAATCTTTCCGATAAGTATTGTCTTGCTGGGTGATCTTCTTTAAGAGAACTGATTTTTTCAAGTCCATTAAGAACATCATTAAACTTTGGAACGAAACTAAACTTAGAAAG